CTTTTCAGGCTCCATGCCGATGTCCGGTTCTGGCTCTGCCCCCCAATGCTCGGGCGCTTCTGTCAGGTGCGGCGGCTCCGGGCGGGTTTCCCGGTATTCCTCGACAATGCGGCGGACCAGCCGGGGCGCCTCTGGTATCTGCCGCGGTGCCGCCTTGCCGTCCGCAAAGCCCGTTTCTAAGGTGCGAAGGGCGTGCTGAAAATCCTCGCACTGCGCCCGGATGGAATAAACCGCATCGCGCAATGCGGCGATTGCCGGGCCTTCGTGCATCTCGCCAGCCGTGACAAGTCCGCCCACCGCATAGGCCGCGCGATTGATTGCCGCCCACTTACGGCCTAGGCCGGCGCTGCGTATGGCCGCGCATTCCCGCGCCAGCGCAGCAAGGGCGTAAGGCGTGCCGTCGCCACTGGTGACTGCCACCGGACGGGGCGCGGGCGCTTGCGCCGCTTGGGCTTGCCGATCCGGCATTGGGCGCCCTACGGCCTCTCCGTCAAGCTCCGGCGCTTCATCCAGCGCGCGGCCTTCAACAGCCACCACCTCATGCGAAGGGTTACTCCGTACTGACCCGTAATAATAGGCTTGCGACGCGGTAAAGCTCTCGCTCGCCAATGCCCCCACAAATAGACCATTCAACCGCGCGACCATGCCAGCGCGGGCGTGCGACAAGATCGGTTGCGCCAATGGGCAAAGAACGCGCCACCGGGGCGTGTCTTCTGTGTGGGAAGGGCTTGTGTAAATGATAGCCGCTATGCCGGCATTGGCAAGTATCTGCCGCGCCCGATCAACCGTGATAGCCTCTCCGTCATAGTCGGCTTCAATCCCGGTAAGGGCAACGATATTCCCATCATGGCGCAGGCTCCCGCGTTGCGTCCGCACGTCGCCAAACGTCGCCAGCTTCAACCATGGCAATTCAGCCTTGCTGGGGGCGGTTGTGTCGCGAATCATCGGGATTAGCGCGCGAAGGCTCTGTTCATAAGTGCGCTTTGACTGCGCGGCGTAATCCCTGAAGAAGGTGACACTGAGCGGAATATCTAGCGCCGATCTGCCCGGAGTGTTCATATCGCTGCCCGTCATTGTCACCGCGCTCATTTCTTCGCGCTTTTCCGCTTCCATGTCTCAAAATGCGCATCGCGCTCGGCGTCCTCTACCGGGTCCGGCACGCGCTCGGCAAGGTTGCGGGCGAAGCGCTGGTAAAAGACTAGGCGCTCTTCTAAGGTGGAAGGGACGGGTTCGGGGGTCATCTCACGTTCCATCCCCATTCCTGCAACATCAGCACCGCGTCATCCTGCGACCGCACCACCGCCACGTCATGGCCCATGCGGCGCAGCATCGCGAGGCAGTCATCTTGCGCGGCGCTGGTGCGGCCTTTCTCGGCCTTCACCTCAAGGAACGCGATGCGCTTGTCCGGCCCGACAAGCGTTAGATCAGGCCAGCCCTTGATCATGCCTTCCTGCTTAAGGAGCCTACCACGGATTGCGCTGCGCTTTTCGGCATTTTGCGAAGCGCAGCAAACCACGCCAGACAGGGCCAATCGGCGCTTAATGGCGATCTGGATAACACGCTCTGGCGTGGCGCGGGTCATTGCGGCGTTGCCTGCAAATATGCGACCATCTTTTCAGCCGCCTTCAATTCATCCAACAGCCTGCCCATTTCAATCAACTTTTCCAAAAGCTTTAGCATATCTTCGCGCGCCACCATCACCACGGCAGGCCCGGCTTCCAAAAGCGCGCGGTATTCGTCGTTGGTCATTTCTTCTCCTCCATTGTGCAGACAATGTCCTTGATCATCAGCGACGGATGCAGCCCCGCCCGCACATACGCCTGCGCCGTGACGCAGCTGCGATGCGCTTGATAGCCCTGATCGCATTGGGTGCCGTCACTGGCGCAGATCATGAAGGTCAGGACGATCAGGGTCATGCGGACTCGTAATCAAAAAGACTTCCTGCCGATTTCTCTGCCGCGTCTATATTGCGGCAGGCTTGGCGAAAATAGCTGTCTTTCAATTCAACGCCGAGAAACTTTCGCTTTAACTTCATGGCGCAAAAGCCCTCGCTGCCGATGCCCATAAACGGGCTTAGAACCGTATCGCCGGGATTGCTCCACAGCGTGATAGCCCGCGTGGTTAAGTCCAGAGGCATCGGGCAAATATGCTTTTCGTCTTTCGGATCACGCGTAGCGTTCAAAACGTCAGTCTCGCGCGTGTGCATCCAAACCGGCGATGCCCATTCCTGCCATTGATCGAGCGGGAAACTCTCATGAGTATGCGTGACCGGCGAAACCTCCTCACCTTCGCGCGCCCATTTCCGAAACACCATCAGATACTCAGGAAGGCCCTGCCGGCTGAAAGTGCTATCGCCTCGGATCTGTTTATAAAGTAAGCCGTGCGCCTTCGTCTTGGTCATTTCCCGCACTGGGCAGCGCCAAATCGTGACGCGCGAGTGAAACGAAAACCCGGCGTCAGTATGCTCTTTCACAAGTAAACCAGGAAAATCGCGCAAGCCCGCGTCATGGCCTGTTTGCGTTCTGTAATAGACCAAGTCCTTGCAATGCACCGCTACTAATCGGCCCGGCTTAGTGACGCGGAACAATTCCCGCACCAAAAACCGATATTGAAGCGCAAACTCTGCGTCATTGGCGCAGTTGCCCATATCCGATTCGCTGTCGTTATAAATGTAAAGCCCAGAGAACGGCGGCGAATAAACGCTGAAGCCGATGGAATCGTCAGGCACCTGCCTTACAACATCCACACAATCTCCATGAATGGCTTGCCATGTATCGCCACGATTGCTGCCCAAACTCACGAAATCCATGATGCAAACTCCCCCTTGTGCATTGGTTGATATGGAACCCGCACGCCAGCATCCAGCGCCATTGCGCGGCGCATGGCGGCTGACATTGCCTGTTTCATCTTCTTGTGATCGCCGCCTTTACGGTCAATCACGCGGCCAATCTGATCTTCGCCCTCGGCCACAATCAAATGACATTCCACCGGGCGCTTCTGCCCAAAGCGCCAGAAACGGCGCACGGCTTGATACCATGCCTCATAGGAAAATGATCTCCCGGCAAAGATTATCGTGGCGCAATGCTGCCAATTCATGCCAAAGCCTGCGACGGAAGGCTTGGTAAGCAACCATTGCACCTGGCCGGATGCAAACGCCTCAAGCGTTTCTTCCTTGCGCTCAATCGGATGCGACCCCCGCACTTCCTTAATTTCTGGTATTTCCGCCCGGATGGCATCAGCTTCGTAATCGGTATCGCACCACACTACGCACGCTTCACCTTTCGGCATCAGCGCCGCAATCGCCTTCGCGCGGGCATTTGCGGTCTGGCGCTTGGTTTCGTGCAGCGTGGTCGCGCTGAGATCGCCAGAAAACAAAAGCCCAGCCGGCGCGCGAATGTCGCCTGCAGCTCTATGGCGATGCACGTTCAAAGGGGGCAGGTTGTAAGCGCTGGCGTCATAACCAAAATCTGCCGGCGTTTCCGCCATGCGGCACCAGCTAGACATCCAATCCCAAAAGGACGCCTCGGCGTGGCCCTTCAAACGATAGCGGCCCATCTCTGTCTGATCTGCAATAAACCAGCGCATTAACATTTCATTGGACCGCATAACGCCTAGAAACTCAGAATGCTGTCCAAGTTCCATGTGATCATTCGGCGCTGGCGTAGCTGTCGCGGCGCACCGGAAGCGATGATCGCGGAAGGCGCCAATCAAAGCGCGCGTTGTCTTGCCGGTAAAGCTTTTCAGGATGCTAGACTCGTCCAAAGAAACGGCGCCAAAAGCGTCAAAGTCCAGGCGATTAAGTCGGTCATAGTTACACACGTTAATGCCTTCGCGCGCCTCGGTTTGGTCGCGTATTTGCTGCACCTCATAACCGCGCGTCTTGCCTTCGCGCACGATCTGCGCAGCAACCGCCAAAGGCGCCAGGATTAAGGCCTTGCCGTTGCTTGCCTCAAGCGAATGACGTGCCCATTCAAGTTGTGAGAACGTCTTGCCAAGGCCGGTATCAAGAAATAAGCCAAAGCGCCCTTGGCGTAATCCAAAGGCTACGCAATCGCGCTGGTGAGGCATCAGGTCACAATGCAAGTCAGGCACTTTATCAAGGCCGACAGCATTAGCGGCAGGTCGCTTTCCTGCCAGAAACTCAGCATAATCCGTATCTAACGGCATGTTTCGTCCTCCATTTTGTTTTGCATGTTCATCACCCGCGCGCCTAAACCATGCCGCGATTTTTCAGCCAGGTCGCAGGTGGC